GACATCATTCTGCATGAGAATATAATTTGTCTCAATGTTATTCAGTCTTTCAATAATCCCGAAGTAAGCCCAAACCCCTACACCTACAGACGCAATCAGTGAGATCAGGTTACGAACTGGCATTGCGAATTTAGTCTTATCGCTTACATCAATTGCGTCACTCATTTCCCAGTTCTTCCAGCGTGTCTCCCTCTGAATACTTTGTTAAATTGGTAGTAGTAATTCATCTCTCAGTAAGAACTCTATTCAGATGTTTAATTTTGTCAGAGACTATTCCAGTTAAAATGAATGGCAATAGTCCATGAAGAATGGCGCACCCAGTCAGTAGAAGGAGCATGGAAGAAAGTCTTATGGTAAACAATAAATGCCTTCCATAAGATTCCTTGACTATTTTAAGATGATGGAATTCCATTACTTCCAAATGATAAGTTAATAGCAACAGAAGCAGTTGCATCGCCACGCCCCCAGTCACTGTCGAAGTCAACACCCACGGATGGAGTAAGATGTATACCGGCAGCAACAGGTATAGAGTATCCAGCGCCAAGCTCCAAACCTTCATAAGATAGATCATCTATGTCCCACTTGGATACTACGGATGCCTTCGCACCGAACAAATCCATTGAAGTTCCTACTTTTCCTGTGATGTCAGAGGCGCTCAGGTTCCAATCTGCGGAGGTTGCAAGGTCAAAGCCCCCAACTGTGAGCGTAGTAGCTCCGCCTACAACATGGTCACCACTAGACATCCAATTGTAGTGAATGCCACCATCAAGAATACCAATTCCCGCTCCATAACTTACTCCTACATTCTTGGAATCAGACCTACTTAGTTCAACACCATATGAACTGATTGCCATATCGTTACCATCTTGGTCGAAGGTGAATGTATATCCCTCACCAGCCAAACCAAGACTCAGGCTTCCACTATTAGCAATGCCAAAGTGAACACCTTGATCGTTGGAACCGGATACGTCTACACCTATCCTGTCAAAGTCTGCTGCGAACAGACTCATAGGTAAAGCAAGTAATGCAAATAAAAGTTTCTTCATGTTTCTCCTAGTCTTCAATTATCATGGAATCTAACTTCTCTTCCAATCGAATAAGGTGATCCATGATTTCACCAAACTGATCGTCTGTGCGCTGTACTACTCTTTCTAATCTATCCTCTACCGAATCTAATTGAAACGCCTGTATTGCTACACTCTCCCGTAGATCATAAATGAAGGCGAAACCACCTACTATTAAACCTACCGTGGCTACGATGTGTCCTACAGATATGCTCTTATTCAGTTGGTTTCCGTTGCTCATATCTCAATCTTCTCCTCAGTGGAAATGATTTCCCATTTAGTACCACCTGCCATAGCACATAACTTTTTCATCGTCCTCTAAGCATTGGATCAAACTCCTCCTGTCTTTGTACAGCTTCGATCAATAGAAGTAGTTGCTCTGCTCGTCTGTTTTCTCCTCTTGCTTGTGCCCACTTTAACTTACCTTTCAGGTCAGTCAAGTCTCGGCGCAGATTCTTATTCATAAAGTATCTCTGCTTGTCAAGGTTAATATCATATATTCTAACGCCAGAGAAGAACCTTAACCACCTGGCTGCTTCAGCTATATCAGAAGGGCCACTCTCTCTCATTGCTCCCCAGCCACCCCAGCCTCTAGTCACTGTCTGTTGACCAGTAACAGGATCAACTAACTGTTTGCCAAAGACACCACCAGGATTAAGCCTGTTTATCTCACCCAGTGGAACCATAAGCTGTGCTAATTTCCACAATCTAGGAGGAAGGGCTACACCAAGGAAGTCCTTACTCTGACCCTTGTATTCTGTGATAGGTCTTTGCCTAAAGGTATCATAGTTTGCAAGTTGCTCAAAGAGTTCCTTCGGTAAAGGAGATATCATCTCAGTTATTAGTTCTCTAGGGCTATGAATTCTTTGCAACTCTGCCAATGGAATAGTATTCAGAAGGGTAAAGGCTTTGATAACTCCTTTGCTTTCCTTGCCTAAGAATACAGGTGCTCGCTTACCCCAGAATGCACCATAGTCTGAGTAGTCCAGGTCACCAGTCTCATACTCGAACTGTTCTTTAGCAAGGTGTAGTTTCTCTGCCCTCTGCGGGTTGAGAACAAGGTGCTTGATCTGAACAGGGAAGTTCTTTCTCGACCATGTGTAAAATGGCATGAGCCTCTTCATCCAGTTCCTCTCAAACACAGAGAGATCAGAGTAATCAAAGAGTGCAGCCTTAACCTCATTGGATGCTATATCAAACTCAGCATCACGCCTACTCATCCGACGCCACTGTCTTTCAAACTTGCCATCAGGAAGTTCCTTCATATCTCTAGTCCAGAATTCATGCTTGGGATTATCGAACTCTGATATCTTTATCTTCCTGCCATCAGGCGCAATCCATTCCATATCGTCACCTGCTTTGAGTTTCCTCAAAGTATTCAAGAAGACAGCATACCTGGCATTACCCTCAATCGTACCACCGAAAGCAAAGCCAGCCCTAACAGCAGGGTTATCCATACCTAGTGCTCTTGCTATTCTTCCACCTTCTCCAACACCATAAGCTGCCTCTATCTTATTTACAGCATCTCTGTTTATATCTTTATGGTAGTGACCAGAGGTAATACCACGATTCAATGCTTCATCTGATATCTCACGCATAGAGTATCTGGTATCAGCATAGTTAGCAGCAAGCCAGTCTGCATCCTTCACTTCTGGCAATGACTCTACAAACTTTGTTTGCGCTCCCTTCTCCATATCTCTGAGACGATCAACAGTCTGTCTCCTCATTAGGTCACTGCCTTCCCATCGTGCATAGTATTGCAGTTTAGCTGCGTCCTTAAATGTGCTTATTGCCTTTGGTATATTCTCGCCCAGACCTGTAACAATATAAGCATTGAATATATTGCCAATAGCGTTACGAGTGTGGTAAGCAGGTCTTACTGCCAGTGTCCATGCCTTCCAAGGATTCTGAATACCATCATAGAACTTGAGGAACTTCCTTAATCCTTCGTGGTCAGGAACAGAAGCACCCATAATATCTAGTTGCTGCTCTATCTGCTTGGCTACATTTCGCGGAGCCTTGAAGACCATCTCTACCTTGTCTGTCTCAGCCCACCTTTTATTGAAAGCCTCTCTTCCCTTCTTGGCTGCATCCATTGCATTGTCGCCTTTAAGCAATGCCATAGCCTGTGCAGTATTAGCATCAAGTTCTGCTAACTCCTTAATTTTTGTTTCATTAACGTACTTATTTGGGATGCCTTTGACTGTCTGCCACCCCGCCATATCTTCAGTAAGGGGAACCCAGTCCTCAATACCAGCTGTTGGGCCACCCTTCTGCATAATCCTTTGTTGAAATAACTCAGGATTATCTGGGTCTTTCCTTACCCATCGCCCTACATTAACATAAGGTTTTACTTCAGTTGATGCACCTACCTTTCTTCCAGCCACAGCCCAGTCGGTAACCTCATCTATAAACCACTGTCTTTGCCTGGATGCTGCATCAGCAGCCCAGCGTAGCCCAATAGCAACAGTAGGATCACCATGGAAAAACCGCTTCTCAATAGGAATGTCAGCAGGATTAGGCTTAGCAGTGCCTTCAATAGTAGCGAACATCTCTGCATTTATATCATCATGTCCTACTTCTCCAAGTGATCTACCATGTTTGTAAGATTCTTTAGGATAAAATACAGCAGGATCATCAAGTGATCCTATCTTCTCAGCAGGAAAGAACTCTTCTGCCAACCTTTTTTGCTCTACTGCTTCTCGGCCATATGGTGCAAGCTCTCTTGGAAAGTAATGACGAAACATAGTCATAGAAACATTAATACGATCTGCTTTCTCTTTCCAGTACATCCTTTCTAGAGTATTTGTCCAGTTATCTACATACTCTACACCATCTTCACCAATATCTTTTACAGTACGTTTTCTTAAATCATCTATCTCTTTTTGGATTACAAGATTCTCTCTGCTTAATTTATCTCCATCTCCTGCATAGATTTTTCCATCCTTCTCGTACCATTTGTTTGTTAATTCCTTTTTTTTATGGTCAGTGAATAACTTGCGTCTATCCATCCAGTTACGCATGGCAGCATGGACAGTCTCAGTAGACCTACCTGTAGCTCTAGCCTTTCCCTCAAGCCAGTGCCTTAACTTTGGTATCTCTCTGGCTAACTCATGCTCTATCTCACTGCTGACCTTACCAGACTCAGTAGCTATACCCTTTACCTTCTTGGCATCTCCAAGAGGTACATTCAAAGCTCTGGCAAAGTCCTGCATCTTCTGAGATTCTTTGACAGACTGTAAAGCAAGAGCAACAGGTCGTGGAGTCATAGCCCTGATTCCTTTACCCGCAGTATAAATCCCCTTGCCTATCAGTCCACCTGAAAAGGTAAGGGGATCAGTTACTACATCACCAGCGAACCCAAGCACTCCTCTGTACCATCCTGGTAAGTCATCAGGGAGAAAGTCTTGAGTTCTTATTTCATCTTGACCAAGCCAGCCACGCTTGAGTCCTGTAAGAAAGCCCTCTTGTGGCGTAAGGTCTATCTGACCCAGTGCCTTAAACATACTGCCACCTAACAGGCTTTCCTTTATACCAACCTTAAGTGCTTGAGCAGGACGCTCAAGTAAACCAAGGGTATGGAGAAATCCTTTCTCTCCAGTAGGCTTCGCTCTAAGACCATGCTCACTTACAAGGTCACTTTCCAATCTTCTTCTCTGCTCCTCTTCACCAAGTTCTAAGAAGTCAGAAGTAACATTAGCCTTGAAGTCTTGCCCATTATATTTGAATTGAATATTAGGCATTAGGCTAAACTAATATCTGTAATACCTGATCCCGCTCCTGGCGCAGTGGGTGATGTCTCACCTGATGCAATTCCTGTAAGCAATGCAGTAGCAGCCTCCATTCTTACCTGTAAGTTTTCAGACATTGGTGCTCCACCTAACTGATTTGTACCCCAGGCCTGGACAAGCATAAGAGCAGCAGTCTGTGTATCACCTGCCATAAGAGTCTGCATAATCTGATCCCAGACTTGCGCTTTAGCACCCATAGAGGTTTGCTCTGCCTTCATCAATTCAACCTGATGCCCTGAAACTAGAGCGGCTTCTTCAGGTGTAGCACCTTCTCGTATCATAGCCATGTATCTTTCTCTTGGCGTCTGACCTGCCTTTAGTGCCACATCTGTTATCTTAGATAGTTCTACATCCTGAGTATATGCAGACATTTGCTTCATTGCTTCTGATATATCTTTATTAAAGCTTTCTTTTTTATCGGGATCAATCGCGCCTAATATACCACCATATGTTGTCGCAGTTTGAAGATTTTTCATCCATCTTTGTCTTGCAGATTCAGACCTTTCAAGAGCAGACGGAAGGAATGAACCTGGCCCTGCTCCACCAGCCTGACTAGGAAGGGGCATACCCATAGGAATTTCTTCATCACCGCCCATAATGAGAGGAAGACCCGCTGCTGCTCCTAGTGCTGCACCACCAAATCTCCACGGATGTGCTTGGGGATTAAGCGCACCAGCTCTACCTGTATTATAAAGTTTAGGGTCCATCAACGGGCGATTAACATACGGTGCTCCACGAGTCGTTCCTGCATATGCTGTTCCATAACGGCCAGTATCAGGATTATATGTAGTACCGCCAGGAGTTCTAAGAGATGGTCGTATTGGTGCTGCCGTTGTAGCACCTTCTGGAAATGGCTTACCGCGATAAGTTGGTTGACCGCCAGGACGAAAAGGATTAAACCTTCCCCTTCCCAATAGTCTCCATAAAGGCATTGATGCCCTTGCACCTGCCCCTATAAGGGGCCAAGTTGCCGGATTAAGAGCGGCAAGCATTATGCCATCCCCCCATAAGATCGTCCATAACGAAAGTTTAATAGATCATCCTGTCGTCGTTGAGGATAAGTCTGCATAAGGGAAGTAGCAACAGGTTGCCTAGCAGTACCAGCCCTTGTAGGATACCCAGCACTAGGTGCCTTTTGCCTCTCTATAAGTTTACTTAGGAATTGCATCTTCATATATTTATCAAAATCCGACTCTTCACTTTTATCAGCAGACAATTTATCTCTTAAATATTTATCATAACCACCAGTATATTCTGACCCTCTGGGATCTCCAAGCATTCTTTTAGTAACTGGTAATCCAGCTATTTCATCTCTATATGGAATTCCTGCCACTCTTTCCATCTCTTTTTGTTTTGCTATTTTACGTCGTATATCTTCTGGTGATCCTAAAATTCCAGACCAACCCATATTTTGACCAGCCCAATCCCAGCCAGTACCTAAAGCACCTTTTAGTCTATCTAAGCCTAAGCTCCAATTCATTGGTAAGCTACCCATAATTTATCTCCCGAACTGGGAACCAAACCCAGCCCCCATTAATGGACCAATACCAGGAATTTGGCTACCGATTAATCCACCAAGTAATGTACCAACAGGACTCTGCCCTGGTGCTGTTGCTGTAGTTGTTCCGCCCCACTCTCCTGAGATTGCAGCCATGTAGTTCTGGAGTGCGTTCTGCTGTCGGGTAGATTCATACTGGTGTCTTGCCATTGATTCATCAAGTCCAGCCTGTGTCATGGCCCTTCTCTGTGCGCCTACATCTCCTACTGCACCGGCCATACTTAGAGGTGCGCCCATCACAGATGGGTACTGCCCTAAGAATCCTTGCGTTGCTGCGGCTCCTTCTGGACCTAGACCCATGCCATACTGCTGTGCTTGCATACCTAGCTGTGCTGCTGGTACTCTTCCTTCCTGTGCTTTAGTGTAAGCACCACCATATAACGATGCTAGATTTCTATTTAGATCCTTCTGCGCCTGTTCAATTGCTTGGCCTGAAAAGATATCTCCCCTGCTTCCACCACCTGGCTGGTAAAGAACCTGCTTTCCTCTTACATTTGCAAGAGCCTTATTCATCTCGTCTTCGGCCTGTGTTCTATATGCTGAAGCCATCTCTCCAAATGGGCCAGCAGTATAATCAACATCACCTGATAATAGGCCACCATACTGACCCTCATCAAAAGGGGTTAATCCAGAATACTGAGCCTGTGTTAATGGTTGAGCAAGGTCTTCACCTCTTTGCATCCTACCAAGGCCATAACCTAGTCCACCAGTCAAACCTGTTCTTGCTGCTGCGCTTAATGCATCTGGTATTCCACCAGTAGCATACTCAGTGATAGCCTCTTGTGCTGCCTGTTGAGCAGGAGCAAACCCTGCATATGTCTGTGATGGAAAGTATGAGGGAGCATATTGCCCAGCATCATATAAATTCCTAGCAGCACCGAAAGCTCCAACAAGCGCAGGTAGTTGACCAATACCTTCTGGGTAATCTGAAGTTAGATATTCCTGATCACCAAACTCAAATGTTTCTCCTGGCGGTCCAGGCATTACGCCCCAAGGATCTGTTTGTGTTTTAGTTATTCTGCTTCCACCTGACATAATTTATTCCTCTTTATGAAGCCTCTTAATAATAATAATGATCCCGCCATTCCTGATAAGTCCACGGGAGGCCTATTCTTCCCCCTTGGGTAGTAGGAGGGTCCCGAAACCAAGTGCCCATACTGCTAGGAGTAAGTGAAGCATATGGATTATATGGTTCCCATCTAGGATAGTCTGAAGCACCAGCTAATTGTGTTCCAGCATCTACAGGTCCGGTACTAGCAATGCCTCCTGTACCAGGATACACCCATCCGTAACTGCCATCTGGCTTTTGAATCCATTGCGGTGTATTAGCAGCACCAAGGATAGTTTCGCCTGAATCATCAGGCTCTTGTATAGTACCAGAGTCGGGTCCAACCACGAGCAAGGTGTAAGCAGAACTTAAATCAGAATAGCTGTCTACATAAGCTCCAAAATTGCCAGGCAAATCTCTTCCTTCATTTTTACCATGTGATTCCCAATGTTCTCTACCCCATTGATCTTTATCTGTACTTATACTGGCATAAGCTGAATCTTCAAGGTTTTGTTTTTCTAAAGCTGCTGCCTCTTCTTGTCTTATTCTTTCTTCTTCTTCTGCTGCTGCTTCATTTCTCATCCTTTCTTCATCTTCTTGTTGAGCAAGGATAAGAGCATCCGATGCTGCTTGTGCATCCGCTATTTGTTGTGCGGCCAAGTCATCCGCTGCTTGCTGGTCAATTAATGCTTGTTCTGCTGCTAATGCTTGTTCTGCTGCCTGTTGATCGGCTAATGCTTGAGCGTCTGCAAGAGCCTGTGCTGTTACTGCGTCTGTAAGCCCTTGATCTGTAGCCCCAGGATAACCCTCTTCGGTTCCATCCACTACTGCTCCTGTACTTATACCTTCGATATCTTCTGTTCCTGTGCCGCCTGTATCCACACCATAGACAATAGATTCTCCCGTATCAGGATCGGTCCAAATTATATCTCCTGGACCACCATTAACAACAGTTCCATTATCACCATTTTCTCCATTGCCTTTATCAGGGTCAACCCATTCAGGAGCAACGTAAGGTGGTATTACAGGTATATCAGGATCAGGAGTTTCTTCTGGTATTATCCAAGGTGAAAGATAAGGGAGCCATTGAGGATTAAACGTAGGGTCTTGGTATCTATCAAGTAATTCCCATGGCTTAAACTTCATTATTGCAGACCAGTCTCCTAGAGAGCCACCATAGGTAGGCAAGGGAACAGGAGTCCCAGGATCATAAGGGTTAATAACTGCCATTATTGCATCCTCTCTTTCAAATCTTTAGTAATCACCATGTATTTGTGCTCCCAGTCTTTTAGCTTCTTTGCCATTCCTTTTCTTGTCCATGCTTCTAGGGATGAGCAGTTATTACTTAACGCGAACCCTTCGATAAGGGGAAGGAAGCCATACCACTTACTCATACCACGACCATCCTTACCTGCTATTGTGATTACTCTTAATACTCTTTTCCTTGGATATATTATAATCTCTGTAATCATAGCAGCAATTACATGATTATCTTTTAATGCAACCCATAGCTGCATCTTTCCAGTTTTCAAAGGCTTAATCAAATCTTCTGGAAGAAGCTCGCCTTCTGAATACTTTAAGGCAGCATTGATTAATGGAACTACCTCATCCCACACCATCTCCAGATCATCAGGTTGGATTAAAACAACCTTACAGTTTATTCCAGCTTGTTCCGTACCAATAAATTCCTTCGCCCGATCCTGGATTCCAGTCCGATCCATCGGCGAATCTAATATCCCCTGTTCTTGGTCTTGACGGCGCTTCATGTATTCTCTCTAGTCTGAAGGTTGCTTGGTTTAACAGTATATCTCCCAATCTTTTAAGTTCATTCACAACATATTGGTCTAAATCTTCTTTATTTAACGGCAATGGTCCTGGCTCATAATGGGTTACAGACCTTTCTACCCTGTCAACATGAGTAGCCATCAGTTCATCTTGGAGCCTCTATTCCCTGCATTTTTTAAGTCCAGGGCATAGCCGTCCAATCTCCATGTTTGGTCACCAGTCGATTCAAATTTCACACCGATATATTTTCCCGTAACTCTAACAGGGACTTTTGATTGTGAATCAGGATTAAATGTATACGGCCCTTCCCATGTAATACTTTCCTCTGTTGACATCTGTGCGCCTACATAGACGTTCACAGTATTAGCGTCAGAAGATGACATCTTGGGCCATACAGATAGAACTTTCTTAACTGTTGATGGATTAGGCTGTCCTGACTCATCTACAGTTAGTCCTGTTCTTTCGATGTAGGATGTCATATTGCTTCCATCTTCCTGATTGCCGGTGTTATGCCTGTACATCTTTGTGTTAGTGGGAGATGCCATCACCAGCGACTTACCGGCGGTATTAAAGAAGGAAGATGCTCCCGCCGTACTCCATTGCTTTGTATTGGTAGTCCAGGTGGTGGTATCAGCGGCCCATGAAGCAGAGGCAAGTGGATCACCCTCAACACCGAATGCCATATATCCTAAGTCTGGAAGATCACGCTCTGTAAAAGTATTGTTCACCCAGTTCCATACTAATGCTTTATCACACTGCACATTAGTTACATTGGATGAAGATACATAGCAAGCATACATCTCAGTAGCACCATAGTCAGCAGCAACAAATGATTTCTCTGCTTCATCACCATTCATGCTGCTAAACAGGTAATCTCTCATCTTGTGCGGAAGGATGGATTGAACTTTCATTCCATCATTAACATAGATATCGCCATTCCCTAGAATAAAATGCTTGTCACCAAACTCTGCTATACAGTTCTTAGAGAATGCTCCTATATTTGGAGATAGTTGACGGAATGCGAAGATAAATGGTGACCCAACATACGACATAACATGAATTGAGTCCTGCTTATAGATCATAAACTTGTCAGCAAGGGGCAAGCCATCTACAATGGCCCCTTTTGAGTCAGCTAATTCATACTCCCCAGCATCTACCGTTGCGCTAGTTTCATCCCATGAGGATGGAAGTGCCTGAGTACCTGCTTCATGCGACCATTTAACTAGACTTGTATAAGCTGTTCCAGCCTTGGTTACATTAAGGGCAACCAAGAAAGATCGAAACGCTTTAACAGAGAAAGGGTAATGAGTAGATGCAGACCAGTTACTAAGATCAGCCATATTAGTGGTGATAACTGGAAGACCATTTGTTAATGCCCAGAACTGTGGGACATCATATCCATTAGACATAACCAGAACACCACCTAATACAGTAG